TCCGTCGTCTTTGTAGATGTAGCCGCCGATGTGAAACTCGTCCTGGATGTTGCGCAGCACGTCCGCGGACCCGTAATATCCTACGGCCACGGGGGAGCCGAGGGTGAGGTCCCAGATACGGCCGCACGCCTTGATCCCGGAGAACAAAGAGCCGATTGTGCCGGCTCCGACTTTGCAGGGTTCGCCGTCGATAGAGCCTTCAAACTCCATGCGTGTAACGTCTGACGAGGCCGAAAGCGCGGGGAGTTCGTCAATGCGCTGTGCTCCTCCCCATGCTGCGGCTACGTCTTTCAACGTCGTGATTTCCTCTTGTGTTAATTCTGCCATATTGTTGAAAATTAGTTAGGTGAGACGAATTTTCCCTGCCGCTGTCCGGCGTATTTTTCCGGCCCCGGTTTGCCGGATGCGGGGCTGCTCTACGGTGATGTCGAGTACTTGGTAGAGTGGAATGTTGGCCGTGGGCAAGACGTTGATTCTCGTTGTGCCGATGCCGCGGCGGATGATTTCACCGTCGGGGCGTACAAATACCGAGTTTCCGGCTTCGATCTGGAAAATGATGTTTTGCAGGGCCGACGCCGGGAGCAGGCGGGCGTTTACGCGGTGTGTTCGTGGATTACGGGTTGTGATATGCCCGGGATATTCGACCCGCAGAAGGGCCGGCACGAGGGATGCGGCCTTCGTGATCTGGGGTTGCATTTCCTGCATGGTCTGTGTCGCGGCGAGTGCCTCTTCCGTTGCTTTGATCGCAGCCTGGGTTACCTCCTCGGCGTCGTGCAGTTCCTCCACGGCTTTCTCGGCGCGGGTTGCGGCCTGGTTGGCCTTCGTCGCCGCGAGGTTCGTTGCAGATGTAGCCTTTTTTGCCTCGGCCGTCGCGTCGCTGGCTGCTCCCGTCGCTTTGTTTGCGAGGTCCGTTGCTTCCTTGGCCTTTTCTGTCTGGGTTTTTGACTCCTTGGTGGTTTTCTCGGCTTCGGCCGTTGCGGTGGTGGCGTTCGTTATTGCCGTTTCAACACGGCCGGCGGCTGTGTTTGCCTTCTCGGCTGCGTCCGTCGCCTTCGCGGCCGCACCTTTGGCGATCCCCGCCTGCTCCTTTGCGTAGTCGCCCTGGGTTATCGGCCACAAGGCATATTGCTCCTCGGTCCCCTCGTAGCCATGCTGTACGGCATCTTCGTAGGCGCTGTCTCCGGTGTTGCCTTTGAGGATTGTGGCGGTAATGATTTCGGTGGCGACTACCACGTCGTTGTCGGTCGGTCCGTCCCAGAGGAAATGTTTCGTATCGGCCGGCACGCAGATATTGCGGATTTTGCCTTCGAAGTCGTTGTTCGGGACCTGCATGTAGAGTTCACGCAGCAGGGGACCGCGGCCCAGAGAGTAGCGGGATAGGGGAATGAATACCGCGAGCGTGTTGTCGTCGATTTTCTTGCAACCTTTGTAAACGCCACGGGTGCGGCTTACGGTGTAACGGCAATCGTGCTCGGCACGGTAGACGATTTGAAAATCTATTGCATCGTCGGGGATCGGCGTTGCAACGAGGGTGTTGTTCTCCGCGAGCGTGTAGAAGGTTTCGGCAAGCTGGAGGTCTGTTTTCCAGTTACATTTTTTTGTAGTCATATTCCGGGAAAAAATTTGTGGGCAATTCGGGTTCGGGGAGTTTTTCGCGGTTAAAATAGCGGCCTTCGTTTTTGTCGGCGAGGTGGTATTTGAACGTGTAGCTGTTCGATTCTCCGCGGGAGTGCTTCACTTTGTAGTCGCTGACGATGATCCGGCGCCATATTCCCTGCATGAGAACGTAGCGGTTCGTGCTTTTCAGAAAGTCCTGGAACTGGTTCGCGGAGCGTTCTGTTTCGAGCCGGCCCGTGCTGGCCTCCCATATCGAGGTGAAGTCGTTGATGAGTTCCTTTTCCGTTGTATAGGTCTTGAAGGTCGAAATGTCGCCCTCGGGCTGGTATGTCTGTTTTCCTTCCAGCATGAGGGTATCGAAGGCGCCCAGGGTATTTTCGAAGCCGAAACACACGTCGTTGTAACGCTCGGGACGTAGTATATAGCGTTGGGCGTATGGCCTATTCGGGGCAATTAATTCCATAACCTTGGCCGGGGCTATGTCTGGGTTTGCGTCTAAACTGACACCCGCTCTGTAACCGTAGCCGAATACGTCGTAGCAGTATGGGTCGAGGTCATGGGCTACGCAATGGCTTTTCCATAGGTAGGTGAAGTCGGCCCGGAATTGCTGAAAGTTGGGGCCGCTTGGGAATTTGAAAAAAGACTGCGTGAATGTGCGGCCGTCTCTGGTGTAAAGGGTCGATTGTATATTGTATTGATAGAAAGGCGGGACCGGGATAAATGCCAGCCATTGCGGCTGTGTTCGGGTTGTTTCTATTACCTGGGGTTGCCAGGTGAGAAAGTTTTCCGCGAACCATTCCTGGGTGATTATCCCGAGGTCGTTGGTGTTGCCTGGTATTACATAACCAGATGTCGAGAGTGCTCCCCCGCCGGGGAATGCAATTTGAACAATAAGCTGCGGCAATCCCAGGGCGCATGAGTTCGGCTTTGTCAGCGTTACCATGTTCCGAATCATCTGTTTTGCGTATATGGTGATCGTTTTCTTTGCGTCTGGGGTCATTTTGACGCTGGTAATGAGTGCCGAACCGTTGAATTTCACCGTAACGTATGCCGTCGAAGTCGTTATCTCCGAAAAAATTATATCGGGGAGGTCGTCGAGAAATCCGTATGCCGGCAAACCGGTGGTCAATATTGCCATGTTCTTTTTTCGTCAAATATAGGGCGCCTGGGCGCCGGTTGAAAGGACAAATTACGCCTCTACAAATTCAACATTCGCAAAGACAATATCTGTTTTATCGGAAATTGTAAGTTCCATTGTTTTGATAAGGAACAGACGGTTATAAATCATAATTTTACGCCAAAGTCGGAGGTTTGCGACATCCGTCGGCGAGAGGAACACGTCGGCCTTGATCGTGTCCTTCTTCTTCATGAACCATTCTGCGAAATCTTTGTGGAACTGTTCGTACAATCCCTGTTCTCCTCCAATAGCAATGGAGTAGGTGTTGTCTGACATTTCCGTTCCAATGTCCACGTAGGGCGTCGGCTTGGCGAAATAGTTACCCTGGTCGAAAAAATTATGATACCGGAGCATCCCGATATAGACGGTAGTCGGACGTTCCGCGCCGACGGTCGGGAAGTCAATAATGGGGGACATGCCGCGCAGCGTAACCTGTGAGTCTGTCGAACTTTCCAGAATTGGGGTTGCGACGTTCGCCGGGACGCATTTTGCGCAGTTGAACGCAATGCTATTTTCGTAGGTCTTTGAGTCCTCGGATTGGCGATTTATAATTTTCTTCTCCAGCCCGGCCTGGTAAACAATATCCATTGTAGCAATGGGGGTCTCGAAGTTGTTGTAGGCGATCCCCCTGCGACCTTCATAGTGGTAATATAGGCGGGCTTTAACTTGTTTCCCGGAATAAATATTTCGGGTTTTGGCGATTTGGACGTTGATATAATTCGCGGAGGTTTGGAATTTCCGAAACATTTCCTCGTATGAGTAGCAGGTTGCGATGCTGGGGTCTATCTCCGCCTGCCCGAGGTCGTCCACCTTGGAGGGGGTGTAGTTGTTGTTTTCGTTGGCATATTCCAGCGAGTACCCGCTTTCTTCTCCGGCGACTATCGAATAAATTTCCGCCACCTTATCGCTCCAATTTATGAACGTCTTATCGTTGATGATGTCCTTGTTGCTTTGAATAATGTAACCGGTTCCATTGGAGAACAATGTCGCGCAGAACATTTTTAGGATGTTGCTCACAAAATCGCTATTTGTCATATCCGGCAAGCCCTCGGTCGGTCGGAAATTCGATATTTTGGCAACGCTGTACCGTCCTGTAACCGGGTCGAAGCCGTCTTGATATACCACCGGAACACCGTAATATTCATTATTCCAACTTTCGGGCTTGTAGGGCGCAATAATAGCGAGCCGGTCGATGTACCAGTCAATACTGCCGGGGAAATATATTCCCGGGAGAATCTTTTGGAAAAGGAACGGCACTTTTATAGCCGGCACAATATAGGGTATATCCGAGTATAGGAAATTTGCATATTTATCAATGAGTGAACATTCGGCCGCCCCCGCCGCCGTTGTGTATTCGACCTTGGCGCTGTTCGGCTGACGTATAATCATCGGGAGACCGAAATCCTGGTAGTTTCCGTTTCGGGCATTTTGAACGAATGTCGAGAGTTTTATACCGTCGTATGTGTTCGAGGGTAATTCGTAGATATTCCCTGCGAGCATTTCGTCCATGCCCTTTCCTACGAACGTATATTTTAGGGCGGAGTCTGAAAATTCATCGAATTGCAATTCCCCGGTAAATATTTCTATTCCGGCAAGAATAATAACTGCGGGGACCTTCTGCACGAGCGGCGGGAGCATCATAGCTTCGACGAACCCGAACTCCGTTTTGTTGGTCGGAGTCAGTGAAAATTCTATGCCGGTCGATACGGCCACGGGAAGCCGGTCGTCCTCGAACATGGGGTTGTCGAGTGTGAAAGTTACTTCTTGGTCCGGTTTGTATTCGAGAATATTTTCTGTGCGTAACGATTTGATAAGCATATTTATCCTAATTTACCGCGCTCTTTCATTCTTTCGTATTCTGCCATTTTTTCCAGAAACCCACCGCGCCCCATGAGCGAAACATCGGATTTGAGCGGTTTTTCGAGGATGCCAGCGAGACGGGTTAGGATTTGTATCATGGCCTTGTTTTCGGGGGTGTCCGTTACGGGGGCCGTTGGGAGGGAGATTGAAGGCATTGATCCGTTTGCCGGACCTCCTGCGGCATAGCCGGGGGCCTGGATCATGGCGGGCATTACTTGTGTGAAATCGAAATCCCGGAGGCGGCCTTTTTGGCGTACCGCTTCTATGGTGTTGATGATCGGCGCGGCCGTGGGGTTCTGCATGGCTTCGTTGGGAATGACGTATTCCATTCCGTTTTCACCGACGAGAACCGTGGGACGGTCGATATATCCGCGGGCATCGGGGTTGATCCGGGCGTTGAATTTCCGGCCGTCCTGTGCTCGTTCAACGAGGAAGCTGCCCTCCTCGGCGCCGGCGATAGGTGTTGCGGCGATCATGGCGATTTGTGCTGCACCCATTGCGGCCATGATGCCGGCGGGGATAAGTCCCCAGGGGATGCCCCATTCGGAGAGGGTTTTCACAACACCGGCTGCGGTGTTGATCGTCGCCTGGATGATGCTCTGGGTTTTCTGCCGCTTGGCTTGCTTGATCTGGGCCTCCTCTTGTTTCCGTTCGTACTCGGCGTCCATTTGGTCTACCTGCTGGTTGTACTGCTCCTGGGTTATCAGCCCGGCGTCGAGTCGGGATTGTAGCGTTTTTTTCTTGGCGTCGTTATTCTTCTTGTACTTTTTCAGTTCGGCGTTTTCTTTCGCCGTCATCATTTTGTCGTAGCCCGAATATAGGTCCATTGCCATATTGGCGGCCTCGGCTGCTGCGAGCAGGGCCATTGTCAATTCTTCGGCTCCGAATTTCCCGTTTCCGATATTCTCAAAAAACAGCGACCAGTCGTCCTGTGAGAACCCGAACAAGCTGCCGCCGCTTTGGTTCTGGGTGAAGGAATAGCCGAGTTCGTCCACTTGCTCTGCGGCGGCATCTATGGCGCCGTTCACCTCTTTGATCCGGCGGATAAGGTCGTTCTTTTCCTCCTCGGAAAGCAGGGAGGAGTCGATGTCGATTGTTTGGAGCACGCCTTTGAGGTCCCGGAATGACATTGTGCCGGTGGCGTTCAACGATTGGAGTTGCGCGAGGGTACTGCGTAAGTATTCCTCGTCGAGGGCTTTCAATTCGTTATATTGTTGCCGTTTGAGGCGGGCGCGTTCCGTTTTGGTGAGAGTGGCGGTTTGGAGTTCGATCTTGTGGCGTTCCTGCATGACCCGGCGGCTCTGCTTGTATTCGTCCTCCTCCTGTTTAAGTGCTCCTGTGGCCCGTTGGAGTTGGATTTTAACGAGGTTCCGGTTGTGCTGTGCTTCGAGTTGTTCCAGGGCCGCAGCGTTCCCGGCGTGCTGTTTCTTCTTCCGCTCGTAGTCGGCATTCTCCCGGTCCGTGGCATCCGTCATGTTCTGGATGCGAAGGTCCTCGGCCGCGTCGGCCTGCTGTTGCTCGCGTTTCTTCTGCTCGATCAGTTTGTCGGAGAGTTGGGCTTCGAGTTTCGCACGGGCTTCCCCGGTGTCTTTATTCGAAGCGAGGCGGGCTTTGAGGGATGCGATTTCGAGGGCCAGCAGTTTGTTCTGGTACTCCTGCTCTGTGGCGATTTCCCCGTCGGCGAATTGCTTGCGGAGTTTTTGTTTTTGGGCTTCAAAATCCGCTTCCGAAATCTCCGATTCGTTCTTTTTCAGTTCGAGGAGTTTGTCGGCGAGCTGTATTTCGAGTTTCGATCTGTCGGCGCCGGATTCTTTGTTTGCCGCGAGGCGGGCTTTTAGGGCCGCGATTTCGAGGGCCAGTAGTTTCCCTTGGTAATCGCGTTCTGTGGCGATCTCCCCGTCGGCGAATGTCTGGCGGAGTTTCTTTTTCGCTGCCAGGAAGGAGGCGTCGTTGTCGAGGCTCCACTTTTTCTTGTTGTTTCCGTCGCCGAAGTCGCTGTCGGGGTCGTCGGTTTTCAGTGGGTCGCCGCCCTCGGCTGTCGTGGAATTTGTACCTGGCGGGGTTGTAGTCGTTATCCCGAAGCGGTTGCGGGCCTCTTTGTCGGCGGCATTTTGCGCGTCGCGGAGTTCTTGTAACTTCCGGACTAATCTCTGGGCTTTTGCGGAGCCGGTCGTGAGCCAGGCATCGAGAGACTGACCGCCAAAGAAAGCGTTCATGATCTGGCTGTAATATTTTGACGCCTTCTCGGTGTAATATTGGTCGTTGAGTTTTTCCCAGAGTTTATCCGATATTTCGCTGAACTGTTCATCGAAGGCGGTCTGCTGTGCTTCGACGAATTTGTTGTACTGCCTTGTTTTGGCGCTCTGCATAATAGCGGCCGTCAAAGAGTTGTACTTATCCCGAAGGGTTTGCACGGTCAGGGTTTCGTTTTTCAGTGTGCTGTCGTATTTGCCGAATTTGTCGATGATCTCCTGTTTCGTGTCGTTGTACTCTTTCGTGCCTACTTTGCAGCCTTCCAGCTTCCCTTTCAGCCGGTCGAGTTCTGTGCGCTCGGTCGCGGCTTCCGTCGCAGCATCTCGCATGTGGCCCGATAACAATTTTTGAAATTTGGCTGCTGTGTTGGTCCGGTTGGAAAATAGCGTAATGACGCTCACCAATCCCGATATGGCGAGTGTGGCCCAGCCGACGGGTCCCATAGACACAAAGAACGCCTTGAAGGCCAGACCTGCGGCCCGCAGGTTCCCGGCGAGGAGAAGTTGCGCGGCGGCCATTAGCTTCGTTGACGCAGTTCCCTCCTTCATCGCCAGGGTTTCACGCATGAGCGCAATCTGGTGTGCTTTGCTCCATATTACCAGCAATTTTTTTCGGGCGATCTGTATGCTATCCCACTTTTCCTTAATCTTCGCGGCTGCGACATAGGAGGCGTATGCAGCAACCAGCACAATGATTGCCCCTTTGTTCCTTATCAGCCACTCGATTAGGATGCGGGTGGTTTTGATAAGCGCCGCTTGTGCCGAGAGGGATTCGTAGTAGGCCGGTAGTAGTGATTTTCCGAGGGCGGCCGCCTCGGCCGTGATCTGTTTTTTACGTTTTTCGGCGATTGCTTCAGCCGAGTTGTTCATGATATTGAACTCCTTCAAACACGATGTCCCCTCGGTATATGCACGGTTTGCGATCTCCTGCTGTTCGCGGAGTTTGCCGGTATTTTGGGCCAGGGCTGTCAGAACGCCGGTTGCCCGTGTCCCGTCGAGTTTGAGGGAGTCGAGAGCTGCGACGATCTTGCCCATCGCCGCGCCGTTCGATCCCATGCCGTCGAGCATCCGGATAAGGGCCTCGTTCATATCTTCGGCCATCAGCTTCTTGAAATCTTTGACGCTCATCTTCGCTGCGGCCGCGAAGGCGTCCGTGCGGCGGTACATTCCGGTTATAACCTGGGACATGGATGTTCCGGCTACCTCCATTGTCTGCCCGAGGTCGTCGAGCGTTGCGCCCAGGCCGGCGATGTTGGCGAGGGATATTTTCGCAGAACTTCCGACGCCACCCACGCGGCGCATGAACTCCACGATGTTCGCTTCGTTGGCCGTCGAAGCCTTGCCGAGTTCGTTTACCGCGGCGGCTGTTTTCATCATCCCCTCCTCGATGCCGAACTCGTCTTTTATCTTGAACACGTTTACCAGTTTTCCGATCTGGCCGATTGTGGTTTCGACGTTATCGCCGAGGTCTTTGCCGAGTGATATTTTTATGATGTCAGCAGCGCGGGTAAATCCTTCGATGTCATTCTTGGCGATGCCGAGTTTTCCGCCGATGCGGGCCAGGGCGAGGAGTTCGTTTTGCGCGGTCCGGGTGTCGATCTTGGCAAGTATGGCGTTCAATTCTTCTACCTCCAGACGGGTCATGTTGGTAGTCTTTCGGGCGTTCGACATAGCCTCGTCGAGTCCCGAATAGGTCTGTATCGTTTTGTGAAGGCCCGAGCCGTACATGGCGAGCGCGGCGAATGTTGCCGTAACGGTTCCGATGTACTTGTTCACGTTGGTAGCCATACGGCACATGACACCTTCGGTAACGGCCGTTTCGGTTCGGAGTTGTGCCATGCGGCCCGTTACGGCTTGCAGTTCGTTTCGCAGGAGTTTCCATTGCGGCGTCCCGGGGACGACGTTACGCATGGCGTTCCGGAGTTCGGCGTGTCGCTGGCTTAACTCCGCCGTGGTCATGGATGTAACCTTCATTTCGGACCGGAGTTGCTTGGTCCGGGCCTCGTTAGCCTTGATCGTTTCGGAGTTCTTTTTGATCGTGGCGGTTATCTCGGCGATACGGGCTTTGTTCTCGCCGCCTTCTGCTCGGAGTTTTTTTTGCTCGGCCAGCAGGCGGCCGTTCTCACTTCGGAGGTCCTTGGTGCTACGGGTGAGTTGCCCGATTTCTTTGCGAGCGGGATCGCCGTTTACGATGATGTTCAAACGGAGGTCTTCTTCTTTGAGGTTCTTTCCCATTGGCTGCTACTTGTTTTCGAGTTCAGAGCGAATGCGAGCGGCAACATTTTCCGTGAAATCGTTGGCGAGACGGTAGGCTATGGAATTGAAATGCCCCCAGATGAACCGGTTGTGAATTTTCCGGTTCCGTCGGACGATCTTCGAGCCGTATTTCATCGCTTTGAGGTCGAGGAAGCGTTCGTAGGCGGTGTGGGTGAGGACCAGTTTTCCGGAGTACGCGGCGCCGGCCGAAACCTCGGCTTCGCGTCGGGCTATGATATTTTTGGAATGGAAATGCAGCCGTGCGGCAAACGCGGCTTCCTGGTTCGTGAGAAGGCGGGCGCCTTCGTTGGTGAGGATTTCTTCTACAAATCGTTGCTCGACGAGTGATGCCATGTCATTCGTTTTGCAACAAAAATAGCCGCCCGAAGGCGGCTATTAAAGGACAAAAAAGCGGCGTAAATTGCGGCCGGAGAAGGTGCGAGGGACCCCCTCGGCCGATTCACTCGGCCGGGTTAAGTGGTCTTTTTTTTACGGGCGCCGACCAGGCAGGCCAGCAGAAAGAGGGTGATGCCTATTGTAAGCCAGAACATAGTCGGGGGCTATTGAAGTTGTACGTTTAATCCGAGTGCTCCGGCGATCTTCAGCAGGGACGAGAACTGCACGTCTACTTCTCCTTTTTCGAGACGGGCGATGTAGCTTTGTTTTGCTCCGACCTTCTCGGCCAGCGCAGCTTGCGACATTTTCAACTCCCTGCGGCGTTCGCGGAGAATTTCGCCGTAGAACCAGGCTTTCGCCTTTGTCTCCATTTCCTCGCGCTCGGGGCTTCCGGCCGGGCCAACATACTCGGTCATTAACTCCTCGGCCGGGCGGAAGTTCTTTTTCAGTTTTTCGGGGTCTACTCTCATAATTCTACCTCCTTCATTATCTTTTTGGCAATCTCTATTTGTTTTTTGTAATCCTTGGTGGACTTTTTCAAAAAGCTGTTCAGCAGATAGATTTCGGTTGCCTTTACGAAATTATCGCTGTCAATGGCGAAAAGCACGGTTCGGTACTCGTTATATCCTACTGACACGCGCATTTCGTAAAACTCGGTCCCTTCCAGTTTCTTCACGTACTTGGTCGGGAGCACCTGCACGGTCTCGGTTATCTGGATCGTCCATAAGTATTTTTCGCGGACTCTGGTGTCGAGGTCGTCGAAAAACCGCTTGAACTCCTCCGAGTAGTAAACCGTTCTTACTTTTCTATCTGCCATTTCGTTCATATTTCATGCCACAAATATAACTAATTAGTTATAATTATGCAAATAAATTCCCTGAAAAATTGAGGGGCCGGCGAGAATTATCCCCGCCGGCCCCTGCGGTGTTCATGTAATTATGCCCGGTAGAGCATTATGTCGGTATATTTAACAGCGAATGTATTTACCGAAAATTCCCTGCGTGTGGCTCCTTCGAATGGGTTTCCGTGGACGGCGTTCGATTGCATCCAATCGAGTAACTCCACGATTTGAGACTTGTCGGACGTGAAATATATGTAAGATTGCCCGTCGATCACTCGGAGCACGTCGAGATAATCCCGAAGTCGCCAGTAGCATTTATATACGCCGGTGTCGGTCGAAAGATAAGGGGGATCGACAAAGAACACGACGCCCGGAACATTTTTATAGCGGCCGAATAGTTCCCGGTAGTCGTGTTTTACAATTTCCAGCCCGTCGAGGTAATTGTTGCAGGAATAGGAGGTTTGTTTTATGTTGTTGTAGAGAGTGCTTTTCCGGAGTATTTCGAGGTTGTCGGCGTAGTTCGCGGAAAACAGAAGGGACGAGGATATAGTGATGTAGTCCACAAATCCGGTCTGCTCGTGTTCTTCGAGCAGGGCGACGATCTGGGCCTTTGCATCTGCCGGGACCTTCGCCACGCGGGGGATGCCGGCGAGGATTTCGCGGATTTCGGCGAGGATCGCGTTCGTCCGTTCGACGTTCTCGATGCGGAGGTGGTAGTCGTCGAAGTCGTTGTAGATAACGCGGGCATCCGGTCGCTCGTGTGCCGTGATGTGGGAGAGTAAGCCGGAGCCACCAAACAGATCGACGAAGGTCGTGGCCGATGAAAATTCACGCAACGCTTCGCGGAACTGGTTCACGAAGCGGCGCTTTTGCCCCATGAAGGGAAGGGGGGCGGAGTTGTAGATTTTTGCAGGCATTAATAGAAAATTTTGGTCCGCAAAAATCACCGTTTTGACGGTGTATCACAACTATTTGGGGGGGGGTGTCGCTGCACGTTCCGTGCAGTCTTTTCCGAGGCGGGCGATAAGATTGTAGACCTTCCGTTCGCTCACGGCATATCGTTCGGCGAGGATCGCAACGATGTACGTAACCTTTTCGGCCCGGGCCTTCATGGCGCGGTAGTCATTGTATAGGTCCAAATGTTTGTGGTCGTCCGGGTGGATGCCGAGGCGGTCGAGGCGGTCGAGGATTTCCCGATTAAAAGATAGGATTTCGAAGATTTTCATTACTTTTGCGGTACTCTGACTTACTACAATTTTACACGCTCACAACGATAAGCAGGAGGTTTGCCCCCGGTTTGCGCTGTGAGCGTGCGTTTGTGTAGTAGGTCAGAGCACTGCAAAAACGGCCGGGGGCTTTTTATTTCAGCGTGATCGCCGCCGAATATCCGTTCCAGCCACCGAACACGCCGGCGGCCGGAAGCACCTCGGTCTCGATCAGTTCCATGTCGGCCAGGAGGGGACACGTGCCGGGCAATCCTTGGCCTCCTATGTCCGCCGAGAATTTTTTGAGCACTTTGTTCAGCATACAGACCGTCGCAAGATATTGTCCTACGACGTTGCATTGCGTCGCGGTCATTTCCTTTGCCTTTTCCAGCGTGTAGATGATGAAGGTATGGGGGCCGGCCATTCCGTCGCAGTTCCCGGATAGTTTTGCCAGAGGCATGGAAATAATGATTTGGGGGCCTTCGATGGACGGACTATTGAGTACGGTGGTCCCTTGGTTTTCGTCTGCTACGATATGCGGCGCCGGGACGGGAAGTCCGACGTTAATCGTTTGACAATACTCAATTATCCGCTTTAATTTTCCTAACATGGTCTGTGGTGTATTTATAATTCAACAAAAGGGCTAAAACGTCTATGATGTTGGCCTCTGCGGTTCCGGCCATATCTCCGAAGATGTGCTTTTCTGCGAGGTCAAATTGTACGCCCAGCCAGCCCAGGGAGTTCCCGCCATCTTCGTTTTTACTGAATAGGGGTTCGAAGGACACCTCGCGGCCGCTTATATAGAATGTGCCGTGTTGGATATTGTCGATACAGGCAGCATACCAGAATAGAAAAAGTTGTTTTTTCCAGCCCGGCAGGAAACGGATAAGGCGTGCCCGGCGTTCCGTTTCTTCCATTTTGAACGGTTCGACTTTACGGCCGCACGGCTGCATCGGTCCTGGTTGGCGGTATAGGCGGGCGATCATGTTGTCTATGTGGCATTCGTCCTTGGTCGATGTGTAGAATGCCAGATCGGCGTCCGTGGCGATCAGTTCCCCGAAAGATAAATCCAACAACCCGGTGTCGGGGCCGACGAGGCGGACCGGTCCGATGTCCAGTAGCGGCAGGTGGTTTGTTATCGTGTCGAATACGGGCTTCAGCCCGTCTCCGTCGGTGGTGAAAAGGAATCCGAGGAGTTCTTCGGCCAGGAGCACGACCTTCTCCGCGCGTCGGTGTGCTTCGGCCGGGTGTAGTCGTTCCCATGCGATGCTGCGGGCTGTGCGTTTTATCCCTGCGAGGTAGTAGAGTACCCGGACACGGAACTCGGCCTGCGATATTTTTGCGCATTGGAGGGCGTATAGCTGCTGCATCACGTAGTACACCTGGGGGCTGGTCATTTCGGAATATGACGACGGGATGTCCGCCGAGAAGTTCGCCTCGGGAATTTCGATCCGGTTCATGGTCAAGTCATGAAATATTTTTTATCGCGGGAGTTTTGCGGCACAAGGTCCGCTTCACGTATCGGTTGGCGGCGTTTCGTTACGGCTTTTTGGAGTTCTTTTTTTGCGTCGATAGCCTCGGACTCTACGGATTGCAGCAGCGCCCGGGTTGCTGCGTCGTCCATATTCCCGCCGCGGCTGCCTTGGAATGAGGCCGAGAAGCGGCGGACGATCATTGTCGGCAGCACTTTGATTGACATGCGCTTTACGGCGGTTATTACGGCATAAAGCGGGACGCAACGCTTTGCGGCCGCCAGTTGTTCGGCCAACTCCTCGGGTATGGGGTCCGTTTTCATTTTCTCGAACTCCTCGTCTCCGACTATGGGCCGGATGATGCGGTCCTGTACCTCCAGCATGAAGGGGACGAGGATGTAGAACATGCGGTGGGAATCTTCGAGGGGGAAAACCTCCTGGAAGGTGTCGAGGTCCTTTACGAAGCACGCCGCGAGTTTCGTCCGCAAAGGGGATTTTTGCCACTCGGAGACAGTATTTTCTTCCAGAAAAATGTAAAGGTCGTCGAGGGCGCGATAGTATTTGTCGAGCAGGGCGTCGTCGTCCCGGTCGTATTGCCATTGCCAGGGCATTTTCTCGCTGCCCTCGTTGATTTTCACTTTGCGGCCCCCGTCCTCGTGTGATAGAGTGTTCTGCTGGTAGAATCGCACCATTGCCAACTGCGCTACGGGGGCTTGTATGGCTTTCAGTAGTCGTTGGTCGAGGGTGTCATTTTGTGTACCGAAGTCGGTGGAGTTGTAATATTTTTCGGCGCGGTCGAATACCTCCGGGCCGATCAGTCGCCGAACGACGCCGGCGGCGGACTTGATCTCGGACTCGATAGCCGAGAAGTCGTTGCTTCGGAAATAGGTCCCGACGAGGCGTTGCAGTTCGGCGGCCCCTTCGTTGTTCTTGTTGAAAATCATATTCTAATTGTTTCGGGTTCGGTCCTCTGGGGCGACTTGCTCCTCGGCCATGAGGTTCTGGTGATAGAATCCGAGTTGCAGGTCGGTGTCCGGGAAATTGAACTTTATAGCCTGGTTGATCGGGTCCAGAATTACCATTTCGGGGATCGCAACGTCGGATAGCTTGTAAATCTGGTGTGCGTAGAGCATTTCGGAGCCGGAGGCGAGTTTTCCGTTTACCATGATGTTCGTAAGCGAGGGGTGGAGTTGCATCCCGGAGGTGATCGCCGAGTTCGCTGCATCGCCGATTTTCAACTGCGACTCGACGAAATCTTTTATTTTTTGGTCCACGGCTTCAATCTTCCAGGAGCATAAATTGTGATCGGCGTCGTAGAAGTCTATGCTTTCGAAAAATTTTCCGGCGTTCTTTTTTCCGGACAATACCTCGGTTATGGTGTCCAATATTTCGGCTTTGACCTTTTCGAGGCGCGTTTCGATTTCTGCGGGTTGATCTTGGGGGTAAAGTTCCTCTAATTTTTGTTTTTTCTTCTCCCAGTACCCGGCCGGGGAATGGATGTGATAGGCGAGGTTCAGACCGTTGTCGGTAACATATTTGAAGATCATCGGAATATCGGAGCCTCGCAATATCCAGCGGATCGCGCCGAGAAATGCCGGTGTCGAATAGAAATTGCGGCCGAAGGAGTAGGAATAGTTGTAGGATGCGGACACGGGGTACTTACCCGGATCGAGGGGGTCGTACACGGGGAAGGTCTGAATACCCGATGTGAGGCAGCCGTTTTCGAAATCTCCGACGAAGATGTGCTTCACGTCCTCCAGACAGCGTGTGTCGGTCCATTCGAGGCGGGCGTTCGTTGATTTCACGAATTGCAGTTTGGCGATGCGGGCTTTCCTGCCGAGGTGATCGACAGCGCGGGCGCCGAGTCGCTGGGCGCGTTCCATAAAGTGCAGGGCAAAAAAGCCCTGCATGTGCAAGTGGTCTACGAGGGCTTTCTCGATGAATTTCTTCGCCTGCCAGGATGCGAGCCATGCGGAAATCTCCGGGTCGTCGTCATACTCCCGGGCGATTTTGCCGTCTTGAAACACGTAGCGGTAGAGAAAGGCCCCCTGGCCGTAGAGTAGCCCCTTCTGGCGTTGGAGAATACCCGGTGCGAGGTTGTTGTCCTGGACCAGATCGCGGACCATGACGGGCATGTCGTTTCCAGGGCCATAGGGGACGATACGTTTGCCCATGACGTTCTGGTATGCGTATTCCCAGTTCGGATTCCGTGCGATGTTGAAAATTGTCGTATCGCCAGTTGTCCGGACGCTTGTGGAGAGAGAGTAGGCCGTCTGCCCTATTTGCAGGGCGAAGGCTGTGTTTGAAATTCGGTGTATTTTCGTTGTCATGCTTCGACTTTTTGGCCGTTGAAACTCAAAAGCAAAGGTTGATAAAATCGGCGGGCCTCCCCCGTGTCGGTGTTGACATATTCCTCGATGATCTCCGCGTTTCGGTGGTGGGCTTCCTGCGTTCGGGCGCGGAGCCGGGCGTGTCTGACCTCGACGATGCCTTCGCTTTTCTGCGCCGTTTCGTTGTAGGACATGAAGGAGAAGCCGAACGATATATTCCGTTTGGAGAGTTCTCGCATTTGTCGTATTGCCTCGAATAAATCCATGATGCAAAAATAGCCGCGGCCCCGGGTGGAATAAAGGACAAAAAAAGCGACTGAAACCTTGGACCAGCGATATTTTTTCGTACTTTTGTTCCCGTACATAGGGTTGAGTCGTGGGCCAAAACCGACGAATTTAATCCGCTTTTGGGGAGGAATGGCGTTAATTTCTCCCCTTTTTTGTGCCTTGGGGACGGCAAAAAGTCCGTTTTTGCACTTGAAAATCCCGATTTCTCCCGGTTTTTGGTGCTATATTTACTTTTATTGACTGAAAATCAATGTTTTGAAATCTGAAACGAAAAAAAGCGTTTCTTTATCTCAAATCGAAGCCCGCCCCGCCCTCTTTGTCGTTTGCGATTGCAAGCGTCCGAAAAGGTGATATATGAGGGAGGCTGCCGCTCCGGGGTGGGGGTCCCGGGGGAGGGGTACACAAGAAAAGAGGACGGGCCGTCCTCCTCTGTTGTGGTCGATGCTGCTATCAGCGCACGGACACGTCGCCGACGGCTCCGCCTGGCAGGCCGCTTGTGATGCCCCGTTTGACTATATCAGCCCAGGTCTTACGCATAAGCGCGTATTTGAAAGCATCGGTGAAGTTCGTAGATTCTACGAGGCGTTTGGGGTCGGACGATTTCTCTGCGCTCTTATCCTTGCCGACTCGCTTCATGGCGTCCACGGTAGTCCTGGCAAGTTCGAGGGCGGCTTTCAGATGCCGGCAATGTATGGCGTCGATTTGCAATTCGGGGAGGAGGGGGTTGTGCCCGCTCATCAGTTCTCGCATGAAAATATATTCGTCGGCCATTGGAATATTGCCTTGGCCCAGGGACATAAGCTGCACGCGCCAGCCGGTTTTTGCTCCCGTGCCGTCCTTCTCGATTGCCTCTTTCATTTGTAGGGCCATTGACTGTTTGCTGCGGCCGTAGTTGTTCCCACTGCGGTCGTAGTAGAACTTTATCACCTTCTGTTTGTGCGGTCGGAAGTAGTCGAGGAATTTGTCGGCGATCTCCCGTACCCATTCGGGCGGGAGGCTATAAAATTCTTTGAGGCATCGGAATATGCGGCCGTCGTCCTGGCAGACGATCATCGAGAGCATATTGCCGAAGTCCATCGCCATATCTATCGAACGGTTCGGGTCGAGGTGTCGGAGGAGCCGGCAGTCCTCGGCATCGTGGAAGCCGAGCGCATTTTCCACGGCGGTATTGTTGCCGTCGTAGTAAAAGTGCCGTTCCCCGAGGTTACAATAGAACTGCTGGCCCCGGTCGATACGGGGCGGCATCGACAATATCGCAGCTTCCACGTCTGCGAGTTGTGAAGCCAAAGCATCAGCGAACCATTCGGGGGAGAGGATGTCGATGTTCACGTAGGAGGAAACGAGCATGAACATATTTTGGGCTTTCTCGTGCCTGCGAAGGTCCTGCCAGCGTTGCCGCCAGCGGTTCGCGGTTTTGTATTTATTCAGATATTCCTGGCGGTCCGTGTCGGATTGTGTGCGGTGAAACTTTTCCTTTGCCGCGAGGTATTCTTGCAGGGCATCGTTGGCAATGAGTGCCGTTTTCAATACGAGAAGGAGAGAGGGCGCGTCCATGTTCTTCGCACCTTTGAATATCCAGTCATATTCGCCCTTATTGCTGGTGTTCGGCATGTCCGTTGTGAAGGTTTCCCCCAGGTATAGCGGGGAGTGGCCGAACTGAATACGGTAGCCACGGCGGGCTTTGAGCAGGTTGCCAATTTTCGTTTCGGGGAAATATTTCACCTCGTCGCCCAGGATATGCACGTAGGAGCGACCGGCCAGGGATGCCGGGCGGTCGAGTGATCCGAACGTGATGTTCAGACCTGTGAAAAATATGATCGTTCGTTTGTAGGAAATGATTTTGTTGTAGGGCTTCCAGAAATGAGGCTTCAGCCATTGTTGCAGGTCGGCGCACTCTTTTTCGGTGAATGTCGGGGGTTGCTTTTCTACGACATAGTGGATGCCCTCGCGGAACCCTTTCCGTTCCAGGGCTTCGAATACCATTGGGAGTACGTTGGCGGTAAGGTTTGCGAAGGTGTCGGCCACCCATGCCACGGGGGCGCCCGGCATGTCGTACACCATTTCGATCAACCGCTCCACCTGTATTTCGGTCGTTTTAGCCGAACCGCGGCCGGCTACGATGCGGAGTTTGCGCGGCATAATCATCGCGCAAAACTGCGAGAACCAGTTCATGAACTGGAGGTCGGCATACGGTTTTTTCTCCGATTTAATTTTCGCACGATTTCCCATTCTCGAACATTTCGATAATATCCACGTCCTCGATCAGAGCCTCTTGGCGGAGGCGCCGTTTTTCGACTTCGGGGATGTGTAGTTGTTGAATTTGGTCGTTCACCTCTTGGCGGTTCACGGGCGGAAGGCCCAGCACCTCGGGAGTTAGTGAGAACATACGAATTTGTCGGAGGTACATGGCGGCGGGAAGTTTCTGTATTTCCGGTTCGTCGAGTTTGCGGATTTTCGCGGCCTTGGCTATTATCTCGCTGACTGCCTCGTAGTCCTTGGGGGTCTGCGCGGTTAGGAGAGCTGCGTGGGCGATGTTGTCGAGCATTTCGGCGTACTTATTCCGCATGGCCTCCTTGGTCGTGTTCCGGTTGGAGTAGAACAGTTGGTCGGCCTGGTCGTAGTAGTCCACGGCCCGGTCGTAGGAATAGCCGAACTGCTGTGTCAGCAGTTTTATAGTTGACCGCTTCCCGAACTGGCGGTCCAGGGAGTTGATGATCGAGAGCAGGTCGATAAATAATTTTTCGTTGTTGGAGAGTTCTGCCGTTCGGCCGGCCGCGACGTATTCGGACACCCTATCGAATGACTTTTGATCGTCGAAGCCTCCGAATATGTCGAGTTTTGAGGTTTGAAACGATTTTTCCCGGCGTATTTTTTCCAGGTGAAGGATTGACGGGAGGTCCCCGAGTTTGGCGTTGTCGAGAACCTTCGTACTTATCACGGCCTGCGCTTGCAGGCGGCCGCGGGTGATTGCCAGGGAAACAATGCTGTCCGGGTCTTTATATTCGGCCGTGAATTGGTCGATGTCGAAACCCATAGAAATAGCAATGTCGCGGGGATTCCATTCCAGGGCGCCGTAGCGTTGCAGTTCTTGTACCGATTCCGTTGTCAGGTCGTCCCCTATGATGTTTTGTTTGTAACTTAAATTTGCCATTACTCAAAAGATTTTATCCCGTCGAAAAACTCCCGGTAAAACTCGTAGATGCCGTGGTCGATAGTGATGCAGCCGTTTTCGGTTCGTGGGTTGGTGTTGATGTTGGCGGATGTTTCGACTGCGAAGGCGAATTTCGGCCCGATGCCGGCATATATTTTCGAATGATTCTTGAACACGGCGATTCTCCCCCCCCCGCAATTTCTGGCGAACACGTCTTTTAGAAGTTGGTATTCAACCCGGTAGGAGTTCGGGAATATTTCACCTACATAGCCGTCGAGGTGTCCGATGCGGCCGGCTTGCAACCACTCCTCGAACTGTAATATGTCCTCGGCGGCCATGCACCAGGTGGAGAACAAACAGTAGGAAAGGGGTTGTTGCCGCAGTATTGCCTTCAGATACGAAAGGGAGTCCACGTCGCCACCGGTGATGAAGTGGTAGGCGTGGCCCTCCTGGAACTCGAACTTTTCGCAAGCATCCAGCAGCGAGGTTTCAGAGAAGGCCCGGCGGTATAGGTATTTTGTCGAAAGTTCGTAGCATTGAGTCTTTCGGCGGTGTGTTTTTCGGGGCGTCTCCTCTTTGGCCGGTTCGGCGAAGTCCGTCATGGCGAGGATGTCGAACAATTTATCGGGCATAGGTTTCAATTAGGTTGTCTACCTCTTTCAAAAGTTCTTCCTTCTGCTGGCGACGCTGTTCCCGCTGGGTGAGCAGGTGGGGTTTTGTGCCCTTTCTTATTTCGTCGTTGATCCGCCAGATCGCCAGTCGCAGGCGGCGCTGTTCGGCCAGTAGGGCTACGATGTTCAGCCCGCGTAATTTCCGTAATTGCCGGAGGTGGTCGAAAATCCGGTGTTTCCCCAGAATTGCATGGTGTTCGCGGTAGTAGTCGAGTTCGGCGAAGATGTTGCGGTTCTCCTGGAAATTCTCAATAGCAGCCCGCGCGGTCTGGTAGCACTCGTCGAGGGTTGTGCAGTCGAATAAGTGGTCATGGGCCTGGATGTAACGCTCGTGGGCCGTGATTTTATCGGCCGCCAGAATTTTCAACTCTGGGGGACAATCCAGATCGCGGAGGAACGGGAAGTCGTCGCGGAAGCGGCGGCGGGGTGTGGCGTTTTGTTCTTGCTCTTTCTCGATGCCGGCCAAGGCGCACAACTTTTCGATCAGCAGGGGCCGATATTTCGCCGGGTTCATTTTCACGAGCACCGGGAGTCGGGTGTTGCTGCTGAATTGTGAAAAGAGCAGGAGGCCCGATTGAACCTCGGCTCCTGCTCTCAACCATGCGCGAACGGCAGCAGTCGAGTTATTTTCCGCCATAGAGCAACGCGAGTCGTTCTTTGATCGGTGTAAACCCTTCCGCCGTCGTGCAGATAAATTTCTTCCGGAGGAGTGCTTCGGCGACTTTCGCCATGCAGGGGGTCTGCATATCCGCGAACGCTACGGTGTTGCCGAACGACATGCCGACCGCCTCGGGCAGTTCTCCGGCGTGGGCGATGCCATTGTATTTCTCGAAAAACTCCTCCGCGGTGAAGGTGTCGTCGTTGTCGAGAAGTTCCAGGGTTTTGAGTACGGCGGTCGCTTCGAGGAGTACCGGGAGCCGGGTGTCGCTGGTTTCCACCCATGACACGGGGGATGTCAGCTTGCGGCGGATGCGGTAAGCTATAAGGTCGGCGAGGTTCACGCGATGCGTGGGGAAGCAGTTGGCCGGCACGAGGACGAAGGTGTCCGGGATTTCCTCCTCGGCCAGCAGTCCGGTGATGAGTTCCGCGAAGGGCGCGGAACCTACCTCGCGGGGGAGGATAACGGCCGGGGCGGCTTTCTGTTCCCAGGCTTTCGTGAGCAGGGGAAGGGCTTCGGGCGTTCCGCAAACGACGATCACCACGTCTTTACACATGGTAAGGACGGGGACGATTTCTGTTTTGGCGGTGGCTACCTCTGCGGCGGCCTGTGCTTCGGCGGCGTCCTCGGTTTCGGGAACCTCGGCGGTCGGGGTTGCTTTCTTTGCGTCAGCGGCGGGGACATTGCCACCGGTGGAGGAGGCCCCGGCAGCAGGCGTGTTGCCTGCTGCTTGGGGGGCCTCGTTCTGTGTGGTTTTTGCTTTGTTCATTTCCGTAGCTTTACAAAGATTCGGGAGCCGGATCGGGAACCGTATCGACTACTGGCGGCAGTTCGCCGGTGTAGCGAAGGATTCGGAACTCGTCGCGGACATCCTGCTGGAGGGTGATAGTCTTTTTCGTCCCGTCCTTGGATTCGGTCGATTCGACCTTCATCGAAAGCGGGTTGCAGGGGTCGCCGATAAGCCGGGCGGAGTTGTCGTTGCAATCCCGCACGAAGGCGCCGAGGTTCTTGTTCGAATAATATTCGACAAAATCCTCGCTCTGCACGGAATTGCCGGGATGCTCGCCTTTGACGCCTTTTTTGTACCCGCGGGCATCGGCATCGCCTTCCGGCTCCTGGATGAGTTCGATGCTTCCGGGGGTCAGATAGAGACCGAACATTTTCTTTCCCTCTTTCAGCTTGAAGCCGGCCGAGGCGGTAGTAACACCGACCGTTCGGGTCGGATAGGTTTCTACGTCCTCCATGTCGAAAAGGAGGACGTTCGGATTCTTGGGGGTAGGATTGCCAGCACCACCGGCCGGTCGTCCTATTGATTTCGTTACGTAAGCCATGACTTTGTGGTTTAGAGTGATTCGTGATTTTCGTTACCCGCGGTCTGTTTGTCGGCCGCGCTCACGATCCACTTGCCGGGCGTGCCTTCGCGGGTCGAGGTGATCGCCTTGCTGGGATCGTAGCCGTCCGGCACGATAGCGAACACGGCCTCGCCGAGCAGGAAGCCGATGCCGTACCAGAACTCGATGTAGATACGGACTTCGCGGTCGTGCTTCTGGATGTCGGTAATGAACTGCGGCGGGTTCTTGTGGCGCAGGCCGACGAAGTTCTGTGGGGGCGTGGAGAACACGATGGGCGAGCCGTGGAGACAGTCGAGCGTCTGGAGGTAGCAGTTCGAGAAGTCTACGCGGTCCTCGCCGAAATTGACCTTCTCGGTCCCCGATTTCTCGCCCCACTTCGCCTTGTAAGCCCGCTTGTATTTGAGGTACACGTCGGCCGACATGAATACGGGCATCTGCTTCGACTTGTAGAGCGGGGCAATGGATGCCACGAAGTCGTCGATCACGGCCAGTACCTCGGCGTCGGTAGCTTCGAGCAGGTTCTTGGCGTCCGCGTAGAAATGGATGTGTTTGTCGAGGGTTTTCTTGGCTTCGACGAGCTGCGTTTCGATGCCGTTCATCGTCTCCTCCGTTTTCTCGGACCCTTCGACGAACTTGGCCTTGCCCGTGATGAACTCCATGTCCTCGCCGATCTTCGGGAGCAGGACTTTGTCGATGATGTAGCGGGTGATCGGCATCTGGTCGGGAGTCAGCGACTCGTCGTACAAATGGAACAACCAGCTTTCGCCGACTTCGGCAGGGTTGATGGCGAAGTCTACCTTGTGGCGGTAGTTCGTGATTTTGAGTGGGACGAACTTCGCCCCGCCGCGCGGTGTCCATTCTTTCTTGAACTGCTGGATGACGTGATCCGTGGCCTCGGATTCGACGGCCTTGTACTCGGTTACGGCCCGCTTCCAGTTCAGATGCTTGGAAGTCGTGAAACCCTGGTAGAGTTCCTGCAACACGTCGAGGTTGTTGCCTTGCGACAAGTACGGGCCGAGTTCCGCCTTAACGTCGTCCACCTCGATCGTCGGGGTGGTGGCCATGACTCCGGACTGCAGGAACGTAGCGGCGGCCTGGTTGTGGACCAGGCCCATGTTGGCCTTGAACGTGCCGGCGCCCTTGATGAACCGTTGTGCAGCGTTGGCGGGCTGCTCGATAGCCGGTGCGGTCTCGGCGGATTCGGCCAACATTGCCAGGTCGTTCTGGAGTTGTTCGATCCGGCTGGTGAAATGCGTTTCGACTTCTTGGCGAGCATGATCGAGAGCGGCTTCGAACAGTTCGGTAGTGCTATCGTCGGCCGAGGAGAAGGTTTTACCCTTCAATTTCTCGACGAACTTCGCCCCGAAGCGTTGCGTCAACTGCTGCTCCTCCTCCGCGGAAAGTACGACTTTCCCCTGGTCGTCGGTTGACAACTCCTTTTTCATAAAGTTGGCAACCAGTTTACCCATTTGGGTATTGGAGAGAAATTTTTTAAAATCCATATCCTTGAAAAATTAGTGGTTGTACTGTGCACGGATCGCGGCGTTTTCGATGCACTCCGGGAGCGTCATTACGCCGTTGATGAGACCGAAGGCTTGCGCCTCGGCCGGGTGGAACATGGCGCCGGTGAATACGCCGGCGGCGTCCTCCTTGATGTCGGGTCGGCCGGCTTTCACGTCTTGGTGGAATTGTGCGACGTTGTAGGAAAGATTTTTTTTCAGCAGAGTGTTGTCCCCTTCGAGGGCCATGCGGTAGTCGAGGTTTTTATCGGCACTTTCGTCCGCGTAAACTGTGATAACCGTGTAGCCCTCCTTCTCCATTTTTCCCGTCTCGTCTACAATCTGGTAGAGTCCGCCGATAGAACCGACGGCCGAAAGGAGATTGTCGCAGAAAATCGCGTCGCATTGCGAGGCGGCCCAATATGCCAGGGAGGCGCAGCAATCGACATGCGCGAGAATCGGTTTGCCGAGGGCTTGCACATGGTGGATCGCTTCTTTGAGCACGGCAATAGCATTACCCGCGCCGCCGCCGGAGTCAATGTCGAGAACGATTGCCCCAACCTCCGGGTGGTTCGCTGCGGTCAAAATCGCCCTGGCATAGGTGATAGCGCCGGTGGTAAAACACGAGTCGTATTTGGTGATAGTCCCGATGATCGGAATAACGGCGACCTGCTTGGCTTTGGCTTCGTTGCCTATTGCGGCGGAGAATTGTGCCTCGGAGGTGGAGAACTCGAACACCGGGCGGATAGCAGCTTCGGTGATTTTCTCGCCGCGCAAAAACGATAACGCCACCGGAAGCAACGATTCGTAGTCATGTACGAACCATTGCCCCCGGCGCACGTCAGATAGGAGATGAAGGGTGTTTTCAGTTGTCGGGATGCGAAACATTTGCGATCTTTTTCGCAAACTTACTCGCAGTCGGGCGCGATAGAAAGGACCTTTTTAGTGGCTTTTGGGTGGGATTTTGTTTTGTATTCGACGGTAAATTCGAGCAGATCGCCCTCCTTTATCAAAGGCCGGGCCGGCATATCCTCCGTGCCGATGATGTAAAACGAGTCGCGGAGGCGCACCTTTATAATGCACGGATCATGCAGAAGGGGTACGTCGTTTAGGAGTTTCGCCGATACCTTCGTGTTCCAATAGAGACCGTTGTCGTCCTCTTTGGATGTAATGTCGATTGTCCGCGGGCTTGTTTTGGAAAGCGGTAGTTCCTGGAAAAATCCGGACGTGTCGTTCCATGCTTTGACTCCGATCCGGGCGATAAATTTCTGTGGCATTTTTTTGACAGTTAAATTGACAAAATCGTGATGCAAATTAAAATATTTTAATAAGGGGCGCGGCGACTACTTTTTCGGCGGCGTTGGTGGTTCTATCTGGCTGAAATGGTAGCGGGCTTTTCGAAGGATAATATCAGCCTTTCGGCGGATTGCGGATAGCGATGTACGATAGGTCCGTTTATTCAGCGTGTCGGCGTAGTCGGCGGATACGAGGCGCCGCGATACGACGAACGCTTCGATGATGTCTCGCTTCGGCATTCCGGCCTGGATGCCTTGCAGGTAGTAGGTGTCCAGGTCGATGTTGAACAGCGCGTCCAAAATCATGTTGAGCCGTTTGGTGTCTACGTTAGTGAAGTAGATATACCGGGTCATTGCGGCGTAGGTTGTCTGGTGGCGTGGGAGTACGAGCGTAGCGGTCAGCGGGTCGTCCGGGCGGTCGTCGGGTTTGTCGCTGACTTTGTAGAGTCCTACGGCCATGCGGCCGAAGTCGTTGGCGAGTGTAATGCGGATTGGCTCTCCGGGGCGTGCGTCGAAAAGGTAACGCAGATAGTCGTAAGCGAGTTGGTCGTCGGGTCTGAATTTTATTTGCATAGTCGTAAAGGATTTGCGGTTCGTGTTCTCACGTACATAGGGTCGAGACGCACGAGGGAATCCTTGTAAATTTCGAGGATAAGCCAGCCGTCGGGATCATTGAAAAAACCGTGATCGGCGAGGCATTGGCAAATATCTATGAACCGGCCGACACCTTTGGCGATAGAGTCGATGCGGGTCCAATGATAGGGAGCAAAGCGTAATAACCTCGGCACGAGTTTCGTCGTGTAGACTTCGAGTTCTTCCGGGGTAATTTCTTCAATTTCTACCATAGTGATATGTTTTTCTGACCTACATGACCTAC